AGTAGCAGGTTAAAGGAGAATAAAAATTATGAGTAGAGAAATTTTAAAGATTAAAGATGCAATGATATTTTTCAAGAATTTTTCAGGAAAGCCGTCGGACTATAACAGAGAGGGGGATCGTAACTTTGCCGTTGCGATTCCTACCGTTGAATTAGCAGAGCAGCTTCATAATGATGGTTGGAATGTTAAGCTTGACACACCGGATGCAGATGTATTTAATGAGTATATTGCTAAAGGATGGAAGACAGCCAAACTTAAAGAAAGAGTCAAAGGAACAATATTTTACGTAACCGTCAAAGTTAAGTATGGTCAGTATCCTCCTGAAATTTGGACGAAGAAAGGAAAGAAGAAAACATTACTTTCTGAGGAGACAGTATCATCCCTTGACTATGCAAAGATTGAGCATGTTGATGTAAATATTAATCCTTCGAGATATGATGTTGCCGGAAAAGTTGGAATATCGGCATACCTTGCATCAATGTATGTTACACTTGCAGATGATCCGTTTGAGAGTGAATTCTTTGGTGACGAAGAAGAGGAAGCACCTTTCTAAGGAGATTAAGATATTATGGCAGTTGAATTGTCGAATGATCAAAAAGAAGCCATAATGAAAATGAAGAATGGTTGCATATTATGTGGAGGGACTGGTTCTGGTAAATCTAGGACCGCCCTCGCATATTACTTTAAGTTATGTGGTGGACAATATAAGCCCTTCAAAAAAGTTACTAAAAGGATTCCGTTATATATCATAACAACTGCTAAAAAAAGAGACACTCTTGAATGGGAAGGAGAATTAGTTCCTTTCATGATAGATAAAGAGTTAATTACAATAGACAGTTGGAACAACATAACAAAGTACAAAGATATTAAAGATTCATTCTTTATTTTTGATGAACAAAGAATTGTTGGTAGTGGTGTATGGGTTAAAACATTTTTAAGAATAGCGAAATACAATCGCAATCAATGGATATTACTTAGTGCAACTCCTGGAGATTCTTGGATGGATTATGTACCATTGTTTATAGCAAATGGATTCTACAAAAACAAAACAGAGTTTATTCATGAGCACGTGGTTTACTCAAGATATTCTAAGTATCCAAAAGTAGACCGATACATAAATGATAAGAAACTTGCAAGATTTAGGGATAGTATATTGGTTGATATCAATTTTGAAAGAAAGACTATTCAACATCATATTGATATTTTATGTGACTACGACAAGTTTAGCTATAAGCAACTTATGAAAGATCGTTGGAATGTTGAAAAGCAAATGCCAATAGAAAATGCAAGTGAACTTTGTAGCGAATTGAGAAAGATTGTAAACAAAGATATTTCAAGAGTATATGAATTGCATAAGATTCTTTATGAAAAGAAAAGGGTTATAGTTTTTTACAATTTTGATTATGAACTTGATATTTTAAAGAATGAAGATTGGGGTGTTGAGATTGCTGAATGGAATGGGCATAAGCACCAAGAAATTCCAAAGTCAAATAAGTGGTTGTATCTAGTTCAGTATAATGCTGGAGCAGAAGGATGGAACTGCATATTGACCGATACAATAGTTTTCTATAGTTTGAACTACAGTTATCGAGCAATGGTTCAGGCAGCTGGAAGAATTGATAGAAGAAATACACCCTATGTAAACTTGTATTACTATCATTTCAAGAGTAAAGCATCAATAGATATTGCAATTGCAAGAGCATTAAGTAACAAGAAAAGGTTTAATGAAAGTAAATTTGTTAAATTTTAAAATTCGCGAAAAAAACATGGCGTAGAATGAGAAGGAAAGGCAATGTGTCTTTTACAACTTCTCATTTTCTTTGTCTTAAAAGGAGATAATATGAAAGAGAGCAGCTTTCAAGGAAAATTAATTAAAGATATTGAGAACAGGTTTCCAGGTTCTATTGTTATGAAAATGGATGCCAATTATAAACAAGGTTTTCCGGATCTCATGATATTCTACAGAACAAAGTGGGCAGCTTTGGAATGTAAAAAAGACAAGAATGCAAGGCATCAACCAAATCAGGATTACTATGTCAATAAGTTAAACGAAATGTCTTTCGCGTCTTTTATCAGCCCAGAAAATAAGGAGGAGATATTAAATGGACTGGCACAGATATTTGAATCTTGAAGGTAGTCATGCATTCCTTTCAGCTAGCAAGTATCATTGGATTAATTATGAAGATGACAAGCTTATAGATGTTTATAAGAATGAGCTGGCAACAAAAAGAGGAACAGAGTTGCATGAAACAGCAGCTAAACTTATCAAACTTGGAATATTCTTACCAAGAACACCAAATACATTAAACATGTATGTGAATGATGCTATTCGTTATCACATGAGTCCAGAAGTAGTATTAAGATATTCTGACTATTGCTTTGGAACGGCAGATGCAATAGCATTTAATGAAAAGAAGGGGTTCTTAAGAATACACGATTTAAAGACTGGAAAAATTCCAGCACATATGGAGCAGCTCTATATTTACACGGCATTGTTTTGTTTGGATTACAAGCTAAAGCCAGGTGAAATAGAGATAGAAAATCGTATTTACCAATCCGATAATGTTATAGTAGCAAAACCAGAGCCTCAAGATATTTTACCAATTATTGACAAAATTATTAGATTTGACAAATTAATTACTCAAATTAATAATGAGGAGAAAGTCTGATGAGCGTTGTTGACGAAATTGAAACAATATTAAGCAATAGATATTCTAATGAATTATTGCATTATGGTACTCCCAGACATTCAGGTCGTTATCCTTGGGGTTCTGGAGATAATCCATATCAGAGAACAGGTTCATTTTCTTCAAGAGTTAAAGAAATGAAGAAGAATGGAATGACCGAAAAAGAGATAGCAGATGAATTAGGACTTAGCATTAATCAGTTAAGAGCAAGATATTCTATAGATACGAATGCAGCTAAAGCTGACCTATGGCAGCAGGTTCATAAACTTCATGAAAAAGGCTATACTTCCCCTACTGAAATTGGAAGAATGGTTGGAATACCAGAATCGACAGTAAGATCATTACTTGCACAAGAAACCACAAGAACTGATAGGAATACAGAATTAGTTAATGGCTTAAAAGCAAAAATTAATTCAACAACCTATATAGATATTGGTGCTGGTTCTGAACTAGAATTAGGAATAAGTGAAACCAGATTAAAAAACATAGCAGCTATGTTGGAAGAAGAAGGATATCACGTATATACTTTTAAAGTTCCACAGGCTACTAATCCTGGTAAGTTTACAACCATGAAAGTTTTAGCACCACCAGAAGCAACTTGGAGTGATGTGGTTCACAATAAAGATAGAATTACTACACCCAAAGAGCATCTTTGTGAAATAGATGGAATGACAAAATTAGGAATGGAATATCCTGAGTCTATATCATCTAAAAGAGTAGCAATAAGATATGCTGAAGAAGGTGGTCTTGAAAAAGATGGTTTAATAGAACTTCGTCCTGGAGTAGAAGATATTTCTTTAGGCGGATCACATTATGCTCAGGTTAGAATAGCTGTTGATGGAACACATTACCTTAAAGGAATGGCGATGTATTCTAATGACCTTCCTGATGGTATAGATATTCTGTTTAATACTAATAAAAAGTTAGGAACTCCTATGATGGACGATGATCCAGATGCTAAACAGGTTTTAAAGCATTTAAAGGATGATAAAGATAATCCATTTGGAGCAACTATTAAAGCAGTAGTAGGGCAGAGACACTATATAGATCCCGAAACAGGTGAAGAAAAATTATCAGTAATTAATAAAGTTAATGAAGAAGGCGATTGGGGAGAATGGTCTAAATCATTATCATCTCAGTTTTTAAGTAAACAGAATTTGCCTCTTATAAAGAATCAGCTTAATTTAGCTTACTTAGAAAAAGAAGATGAGTTTCAAGATATTATGGCATTGCCTAATCCAACAATCAAAAGAAAGCTTTTACAAGATTTTTCTGATGAATGTGATGGTGCAGCAGTACATTTAAAAGCAGCTGCATTACCTAGGCAAGCTTCTCATGTAATTCTTCCATTAACAGACATCGCTGACAATGAAATTTATGCTCCTAATTATGATCCAGGAGAAGAAGTAATATTAGTAAGATATCCTCATGAAGGAGTTTTCCAGATTCCTAGGTTGATTGTAAATAATAATTGCAAGCAAGGAAAAGAATTATTAGGAAATTCCAAAGATGCAGTTGGTATATCAGCTAAAGCAGCAGAACAGCTTTCTGGAGCAGATTTTGATGGAGATTCAGTTCTTGTAATTCCAACAAGAGGAATAAATGTTACAGCAACAAAACCATTACCTGGTCTTGTCGGATATGATGCAAAAAGAGAGTATCCAGAATATGACGGAATGGTTAGAATGACAGCTGAACAAAAAGGAAAGGAAATGGGAAAGATATCCAATCTTATAACCGATATGACTTTCCAAGGAGCTTCTGAAGATGAATTAACAAGAGCTGTTAAATATTCTCAGTGTGTTATAGATGCTGAAAAACATCATTTAAATTACAAGCAGTGTTTTGAAGATCAAGATATTGCTGGACTTAAAATAAAGTATCAAGGCGGAAAGAATAGAGGTGCAAGTACTTTAATTTCTAAAGCAAGTTCTCAAGCTGCCGTTCCTGAAACAAAAGATTATGTTAAAATAGATCCGGAAACAGGTAAAAAGATATTTACAGAAACTGGTTCTACATATACCGTTCCTAAGAAAAATAGGAAAGGTGAAGTTGTTGGAGAAAAGACTGTAAAAAGAACTAAGAAATCTACAAAAATGGCCGAAGTAGAAGATGCTTTTGAATTATCATCTGGCACAGAACAAGAAAGATATTATGCGGAATATGCTAATAAAATGAAAGCATTGGCCAATAAAGCAAGAAAAGCAATGATAGGACCAGGAATGAAACAAAAATATAATCCTAGCGCTAAAGATATTTATAAGAAAGAAGTAGATTCTTTAAATAAAAAGCTTACGGATGCTTTATTAAATGCACCTAGAGAAAGACAAGCTCAAATATATGCACAGAGTGTATGGCTTGCTAAAAAGCAAGATAATCCAGATATGTCTGCTAAAGAAAAGTCAAGAACAAAAGCTCAGGCTTTAGAGGCAGGAAGAGCAAAATATTCTTCAAACAAGTCAGCTGTTAGAGTAGTAATAACACCTAAAGAGTGGGAGGCAATACAGGCTGGTGCAGTAACAGATACCACCCTTATGAAAATTTTAAATAACACAGACATTGACGCTTTAAGAGAAATGGCAATGCCTAGAAGTACTACCACCCTATCGGATGCTAAACAGGACCGTATCAGGCAAATGTCAAATAACGGATTCACTACAAAAGAAATAGCTGATACTTTAGGTTATTCTACCACAACAATACAACAATACCTTTAAAGATATTTTTGTATAAAGATGCACTAACCCCCTATACTATACATTATACGTTTTTAAAAATACCCTCCATATAGAGAAAGTTTTTAATTCCTTTTATACCTTTTAAAATTTTATCATGGAAAATGCTGGTTTTTGTTCATTTAATGGTCTCCTTAAAATTTGTAATATACCCATGCAAAAATTTTAAAGCATACTCCTAAGGTATAATGTATAGTATTAGTGCATCATTTAAAAAGTAAAAGTTTCTATAGCTTTTACAAAATTTAATAATGGTACTGTATAGGCTAATAAAATTACTAAATTTTGTAAAGGCTATATAGATGTAGTTTTTATGTAATTCTATAAACTAATTAGTATTAAAAATTAATAAAAGTTTATTAAACTATTGTATTGTGTTATAGAAAGGGAAACAATACATGGAAGACAATAATACAAATAATTCAGAAGTAAAAAAGAATAAAAACAAAACAGATTTAAAGACTAGTTTCTGGGTTACAACATTTGATAACCCCTGGGATCCTTACAAAAATTTCGACGAATGGTTTTCATTTGATTCAAAGCAACACAAAACTTGCGAACTTTTAGGAAGGATTGCACACACATCAAATCAATTAATTGAAGAAGAAAATGTTGATGAAATAGAAAATGCTTTAAATGAAATAATAAAATACGATTTCGAGTGTAAGTACCGTAAAGTATTCCCTCAAGATACATAGGGGGGGGGTCTTTTACATGCACTACCCCCTTGCTAT